CATTCTAAGACTATGTTGAAAGTCATGTTTGAGGTTGATGCCCAATTAGTTCCACAAAGACCGCCTAGATAGACTTCTTCAACTGCTACCAGGAAACCATCAGAGTAGTGTTGAGGAAGGTGTGAGTCGTTGTAGACATTGCTAGGAACTGCCGAAGCACCGTCTTGGTTGTGAGCCCAAATCATTCCTTTTGCAATGGTCGTCCTGTCATCTAGACTAACTAGTCCTATGTTAGATTGTGTGGTTAATTGCCAACATGCTTCGCCAGATGTACCAGCGTCCATCTTAGGTGCGCCGTTGGGGATTGCTCCTGTAGGCCCCTGGCACCATTCGCCTTCAATTGCTCTAATCTTTAGAATGGACTTTCCTAGTGCGTTAACATAGGATGATAGATCCACTGCTGTTTGCACAAAGGTGCCGCTGTCGTCTGGGGTTACTGTTGCTCTGATAAAAAAGGACTCTTGTTTAGCCATATACATAGTCTATATAGTTCAGTTTATTATACTTGTTCTGCACCTCGTCGCTATACGCCTATGCTCTGCGCTAGGGATTTTCTACTGAAATCGCAACACCTAGCGGCAAAAATAGATTTATTCTACATTCATTACCAATGAAACTATAAGGAAACGCCATCTAGGACATACATGGACAGCATATATTATGACAGAATAGCCGATAAATTGATACAATTCAGGTCGAAATTCCAATCTTTTGGAAATTTACAAGACCTGAAAGCGCAGTGGACAGTTGACCACATGGTCAATATGATTGATGCATTGCTTCAAAATATAGATCAGATGGCGGAATTAGATGCAAAGGGGTGGCTTAAGTGATTTTTGAAGCAATGAGGTGCATAAAATGCAATAAGTCTGGTGTAATAGATCTACGTTATTTCTGGAATGGTAAATTAAACACTTACGAGCTAGAATACCATTGCTCAACTTTGACTGGCGGATGTAATTTCTACCGCATTTTACCTTTATCAATAGGTGAAGAAGAATGAGTCGCCCTCGTTCCACTGATCCAAGCGTCGCATTGTCGATTGCTGTGCCTCAGTCTTTGAAGACACGGCTTGACCAGGAGTTAAGTTACAAACAATCCCGTTCAAGGTGGGTATGTCATGCAATAAATGAAAAACTTAACCAGGAGTTTGACTATACATCGATACCAGACATGCAATTGGTTGGAATGTTACACGCCAGGAACATCATCGATGATGAATTGGTCACATTGCTAAAGATGCGAGTTGTGGAAATTGAAGAAGGACGATAAGATAGAGTAATCTTTCACACCAGACGATACGCTCATTCTGTTGTTTGTCTATTGGTGCTATTGCTTCAAGTCCTTGAGACATTTCTTTATCTCCCTCAGTTCTTTGAGAATCTTAGTTAGAATCAGGACTGCTGCCATTAGTCAGCCAACCCCGCAGCATCTCCAGCACGCTCTGACAGAATCAATAGGATTTCTTCGTCGGATGTAACTTCATATTCATCTAATTCAATGTAATATGTTGCCGTACTAGCAGTTTGTCCAAGGTTCTCCACATCTACAACCAAACTCAAAGATTGTGTAACCATTGCATCACCTTTAACGACATATTGATTTTGATAATTATAACCTAAGCCATCTCTTGACCCTGGAATTTGATTTGCATAAATTCCGATCGTCCGGTTGTTTGCTGCTTGAAAACCACTAGTGCCTAGATAACTTGATCTGCCGCAATATAATTGAAGTTCAGCATTAGACATACGAAGCAATTCCCTTCTTGAGAATGATTGAAGTGCGAATGGCACATTACCTCTGCCAGTTGGGGTACTAGCATCTGGAAAGGCACTCATAAAGGTTACTTTGTATGCATACCCTCTACGCTCATCAACTAGGATATTTTCAAAATATGCTAACTCAGCCCCGGCTCCATCATCATGAACAGCATCTGCAGTGGCAAATGATACAGCACCGCTCAAGTATACTCTACGACCAGTCTTCTTCATTTCTTCACCGCCTTATGTGCTGCTTTTACTGCTGCTTTGAATCCACCTTTTCTCCAGGTGCCATTCTTGTTTTTGTATGTAGGTGCTATGCGACGAAATGCTGCGGAGTATTTACGACCGTATGCGGATTTGCGCCTTTTCTTAGGTGCTGCAGTTTCTGCACGTGCAGCCAAAGTAGATCCTTCTGATTCTTGCTCACTAGAAATGAGTCGGCGGAACGCCATATACTCATCAACAGTTAGCATCATGTCCCTGGACAACTAACTCACCTTACTGTTGTGAGAGTGCCAATGCCATTGCTGCAGACTGAGTTAGGGTCATTACTTCACATTCTAAGACTATGTTGAAAGTCATGTTTGAGGTTGATGCCCAATTAGTTCCACAAAGACCGCCTAGATAGACTTCTTCAACTGCTACCAGGAAACCATCAGAGTAGTGTTGAGGAAGGTGT